TTGTTTAGGTATAATGTATTCTAATATCTTCAAGTATAACTCTGCTGCTCTTACAGGGTCTTTCTGTCTTATCTTCTGTAAATCTTTCTTAAGATTATCTAATCCTTCATCTGCGATACGAGCAAGTGTTAGTTTAGCTTGTTCTGTTGAACGATTTAATTTACCAGGTGGTCTACCTTTACTTAATTTATTTCCCTTTTGAAATGGCATATGTTATCTTATGTTTTTTATACTATAACAAAAATATATAACTATATATCAAAGAACTGTCTGTAATTGTGCTTTCCTTTCTCGTGTTCTATTCTTGTTTTAGCTATCTCCATATACTCATCTTCTCTTTCTATACCGATAAAATCCATACCTTCTCTTACTGATGCTTTACCAGTTGAACCACTACCCATAAATGGGTCTAATACTGTTCCACCTTTTGGTGTCACCATTCTTACCAAATATGCCATCAAATCAGTTGGTTTAACTGTTGGGTGTATGTTCTTTCTTTCAGTAGGTCTTGCCTTATATGCAATAGAGGTTTTATCCTGTCCTTCATCTCTACCTTTAATGGTTTTAGATTGTAGGTGTTCCATTCCCTCATCTCTATCTTTCTTTGATGCTTTTGGACAATAGAAGAAACGAGATGCTCCACCTTTTTCTTTATCTTTAGGTCCTACTCCTTCATAGGAACTTTCACCACCACCGAACTCACCAAATCCTTTTGTCTTTCCTTTTGGCCAATGTCCTTGTGATGTTATACCACTCTGTTCATCAAGTATCTTACCGGCTTCTTCATCAAAGATTATGTTTGCTGGAAATCTACCTTGTGTTGTTTCTACTCTTTCGTGTTGTATAGTAGGGTGTAATCCAAATAAAGTAGTATCATCTTTTACATCATCACTATGGACAGGAACTGTTCTTGTTTCAGTTCCTATTCTACTCTCATCTATGTTTATTCCACCTGTTCCCCATTCTAATACATTCTTTGCAACTGTCTTTTCACTCAAAGGTTTTCTTGCCATTACTATTGGTTCGTGTGCCGGCTTTAATGCCGTGCCCCAACCTTCCCAACCTTTACCTTGTTGAGTTCTTGCTTCGTATTTATCTAACTTTTCACCATTTGGTCTTGGTTCTCCTGTGGTTGGATGAAATCTATTACCACTACTAATTGCATGTCCTCTATTACCTGCACCATATAGTTTATCAATAGAATTACCGATGTTGTGTGATTTTGGGAAACCACTGCCATATATCCACATTATTTGGTCTCTAATTTGAAATCCTGCATCTTCTACTGCAACTGCTTGTCTGTGGTATGTTCTACTATGCGAAAAGGATAATAAATGCCCACCTGGTTTAAGAACTCGTAGAACTTCTTTCCATAACTCTGGGTTGTTTGCAATACCACTATCATCCCAACCTTTACCCATAAATCCTATTTCGTAAGGAGGGTCTGTGACTACTGAATCTATTGAATTATCTTCTAACTCTTTTAACTTTTGGAGACAATCTCCTTTTAATAATGTAACTTTATTCATATATATTTATATTTTTATTTATAATAACTACCTCTTGCTTTTCTTTCCATTATTTCTTTATTCTGTTCTGATAGTATATCCCATAAGAACTCTTGGAAATCACCATCGTTAGTAAAAAGTAAATCTGTTATTTCTTTTAGGTATTCTCTCCATTGGTATTGTCCTTCTTCTAAAAACCACTTTTTAATTGATGCTGGTGGTCTTGATGTATGCCACTCAAATAATCTTTTATCGTATTTAAGTTGTATTCTTTTTTTCTTTGTGTGAAACTTTTTGTAGTGTGTGTTTTTAAGTAGTGATGAAGTATCATTGATACTCCAATCTTTTTTTGCGTATGTCTTACCCTTTCTGCTCATTATTAAATGGATTGTCTATTAAATGTTTTAAATGTTCTTTTATCTTTTTTATATTAAGGAATGTTGTAGATTTACTGATACCAATTTTCTTACTCAACTCTTCCATAGTTAATTCACTAAATGCATACATCTCATATAATTTAGCTGATGACCACATCTTTGTTTTACTTAACCTATCTAACTCTTCTTTAATCATATCATATGCATCTTGTAATCGTTTATCTGATTGTATATCATATGTTTCATACTCTTTATCAATTCTATCGTTTAGAGGTTGTGATTTGTTTTCTCTCTTAATCCAATTAATATATCTACTACGAATAAAGTTATGACAATATAATAAATTGAATGAATCGTTATAAAATAATTTAGGGTTTCTTTTTTCACCAAGATATAAATAAAGTTCTTGTACTAAATCTTCTGATACTTTTCTATCTTTGGATTGATTATATGCACAAGCATACAACCATTTGTTGTGTTTTGTATATAATACAGTTAATCTTTTATTAACTTCTTCTATACTACCTGATTCAATTGTTATCATATGATTTTAAAAATGAGTTTATAGTATCCACAGCTTTACGCCAATGTTTAGCAGCAGAACCACAAGAACAAGGTTGTTTTTCTTGAGAACCTTTTATTTTCTTGTATGTATTCCATATGTAGCCTGTTAAACTTGTTGGTATGTGAGTTGTGAATGAACTCATCTTTTCCCTCATCGTTACTATTTCTTCGTTGCTAAATTTGTATTCCATCCTTATGTTCCTTACAAGTTAGTTTATTTAACCATATTCTTCGTTCTTCACATCCACAAGATTCATATCCTAATAAATCTACTGCAATGTAACTTGATATTCTTTTACCGAAGCCTAAGGTTATGGTGTGTATAAATGCTTCTACCCAATCACCTATTTTTATTCTACACCACATTATTTTTTATTTCTATATTTTGTTTTGTATTTGTTCTTACTTTGTGGATTATAAACATTACACAACTCTTTTCCTAATGCTCTGTATCTATCTATCCAAAACTGTTCTCTTGACATTTGCCTTTTTCTACCTCCCATTGTCTCCTCTATTACATAAGTATTGTCTTTTATATAATCTCGTAAATCATCATAAGTAGTAAATAAATCATCAAACGCACTATGTAGTAAAGGAATTAACCTGTCTTGATGCCCTTGTCTACCTCTTCTGTAATCAATTACATGCCTTGACATTCTTACATTCATTAGAGCTTTTGTAGAACCAATATAAAATTTATTATTAGGTAAATCTATTTTATATACCTTTATTGTTTTATCTGCTGCCATATACTCTGATATGTATTTCCATTTCTTTTTATCTGAGAAATATCCATGCTCGTATGACCAGTATTCTTTGTTTTCGTTTCTGTATTTATCGTTATCTTTTTTATTACATGCTTTACACTTACCTTGATATCCTGTTTTTCTTTTTCTACATTTAGAAAAATCAGTATAAGGTTTCGTTTTAAAACACGAGTTACAAGTTAATTTCATAATTTTTATTTAATTTAATATAATAATGTTGCTGCTGAATCTATAAATTGTTGTTTAATATATTTCCACTCTTCTTGCTGACAAACCATATCTCTAAAATCTCTATCTGGTTTGTTTAGAATATACATTTGAGTTGAATTTTGTTGATGCTTATCCATCTCTTGTTGATAATAATTTATCTGATGGTCACAGAAATGTAATAATTTTACCAATGATACTGGTATATCATTTTCCTTGTTGTAGTGTTCGAACATATTCTGTTAATGTTTTATACCTTTCATATGCATTATCATCTTTACCACTAATGTAAAGATTTAAATTTGCCTGTGCTTCTTCTTGATATAAGTTTATAAAATATTGTTTATCTTTCTTTGACATAATCTACTAATACTTTTATTTGTTCTTCTATCTTAGCTACTCTTTTAGTTAGTCTTTGTAATGCTGATGAATACTCAATCTTTCTACTTTCTAATCGTAGTTCATCTATAATAGAGTGTAATGTCTCAATCTTATTGATATTGTTTTTTGAGTCTTTCATATGCAGTTTTTAACATTGGTATTTTATTAACATACTGATTATACAGTTTATTTCTAAAAGTTGTATCTTTTATATTTTTAATTATCGTTTGATAATCATCTGATGTGAGCCAATACCATATACTATTCATCGAACATAATTCTATTAAATTCTTCTTCTGTCATAATAGGAGTACCAAATTGCATATTATATTTCTTTGGTCTTAACTCTGTAACTGATGGAGATATCCATTGTTTTAAAGCTTCTTCGTTTACTTTTCTTTTATTCTTTTTACTCATAATTAAATATTTTATACAAATATACAAAAAAAAATTGATATATACAAGTCTTTTAACATTTATTTTTAATCTATTAGTGCTATATACTTGTCAAGAGGATACAACCCACCCTTAACAGTATCTTACTCTGTTACGGTTAGGTTGAAGAACTTGTCAATGAGTCCCAAGTAAGATTGCTCTTACAACTATAACTCTAATTTACCTCTTTTAAATTAAAACTTATAGTTCCCACCTGATAGGTTTCACTTAATTACTCTCGTATTCTCAACGATGACCTATCTTCATTTGATGTATAACTTTCATGATACAAGGGTGTTGTTCCAAAAACTCTCCGAGGGAGTTATACAAACTGTTTTTTTAATAAAAGTTTAATTTGATTTTTTATGCTGGTATCTCCAGTTGATTAGAGTTTACTATCGTTGTTATATATAAATATAGAGTTTTTTAGAAAACATAAAGAATATGTAAAAAAAAATACCCGGCACAAATGAAAGGTTATTAACGATAGTAAGGCCGGGTATTGAGTATAATTGAAGTGGTAA